CTATAATCGTATCAATATTTCTTTATCTATGTAAGGCATATTCTGTTTAATGGGAGATGTAATGTCAAAATTTTCGATAGATTACTCAGGTTTGGAGAACAAGATCTACAAGAGGGCTTACAGACTCAGCGATGTAAAAGACCGTCTTGAGACCGTTGCTTTTGACATTGTTAGATTCAAGGACAGTGATAAAGCCGCCGATTTATGGCAAGTACAAAGCGCTGAAGATGGCGAGTACATTGTAGCCTTATACCAACCAGAGGAAGAGCAGAAGACTGCCAACCACTGGGAAGTACTAGTTAGCAAGACTGCTGGCGAGCTACAGGTGTATTACAAGGGAGACCCAATCGTAAGGGTAGCTTCCAATAAGTTGGGCATTCCTTCTAGTGAAGTTTCAAAAGTTCCAGAATATTTGCCTGCTAAGTTGGCTACCAATAAGAAGCTGGTCAAAGCTCTTTTGAATCAATTGCCAGAATCAGCTAAAAAATTGGTATTAGATAAATACCCTGAGTTAGTATAACATACGGAATAGGTGCTGAAAATGAGCCTCGACAAAATACAACAATTAGTAGGTTCTCTAGCTAAGTCAGTGGAAGACAATGAGAGAATTGCTACTCCAATCCTAGCGGCAAAGTTGGCCAAGGCCGTTGATGCCTATCCAGGTGATCAAACCATTGGCGCCATGTCCAGAGTAATTGGAAAGATGGCAGCTAATAACACTTTGTTTATTCGTAAGGCTGAATTGAAAGCCCTCTACACTAAGCTACATTCTCGTAATACTAAGTTCGCTGAATTATTTCAAAACGAACTTGGCACTATGACTGAGCTAGCTACCCCACAAATTTTTGAGCGTGATGAGGCCACCAAGGAAGTTAATCCTTTCGAAGTTGGCGATGCCGTTCTTGCCAATGCACTTAATAGTGTTTTTGATAAGCATGCTCCATTGAAGATGTACTCCCAACAGTTAGCTAACAAAGCATTAGCCTCAGTGGCTAGTTCTTTGGATGCCTGGAACTTGAAACCAACTGCAATTGCAGTCGATGATGGTAACGATAAGTTCCTTGTTATCAAAGCTGACTATGAGACTCCAAAGGGTGTCACTAGTCTTTATATTCCAGTTGAAACACCAGATAACAAAGTTGTTGAAGCTTCTGTTTTCATGGGTAACACTGGCCCACAAGAACTAAATCACACCAATATCAAGACTTACTTAACTACCCAAGCTGGCACCAAGCTAAAGATGAATGCCACTGGTATTTTGTCTGTTCTAACCAAGGCTGCTTCCGAGAATAGAGAGATTAGCGATGCAGAGATTGCATTAACCAAGCTAACCGCTACCCGTCAGGGCAAGTCTGAATTTTTCACCAACCAAATCGTTGGACAAAAGGTTGCCGAAGCATCCGCTAAGGAAGTTGAACTTCCAAAGTATGATGAGTTCGTTTCTTTTGAAAAGCAATTTACTTCTCCTTACGGACAGGCTGCATGGCAGTTTGGAGCCGATAAGGTCAAGGTTGCAAGAGAATACATTATCAGAGAGCTAACTGGTTATGGTCACAAGAATCCACAAGTAACAGTCACTAAGAGTGATGATGCTACTATCTTCTACAGCGTTGCTCTTGATGCTGGCAGAGTTGGATTTACTGTTCCAGTCAAGGTTGCCGAAGGTAAAGTAGTAAAGCCAAGTGTAATGCTATGCAACGGAACTGTTGCTCCATTTAATGCTGATGGCGTTAACGGTTTGTATGTTAACAACGCTAGCGACTTCAAGGCTGCCGCAGCCGCTTCTCCATTATTTGGATTGAAGCCAAGTGATGTACTTAACAACCTAAGAACCGCTCTTGCTGAGGGAAATAACGAAAAGGCTGAAGATGCCTTAAATGTATTGTCTAGATCAGGTGACACCAAGGCTTATGCAACTGGATTCCAGTTGTTGATGCAGGGTTTGTCTGGCAACAAGAAGGAAGCTTCCGCACCATCTAAGTGTTCCCATATGATTAAGACCTCTACTAGTGAGCACCCAGTTTGTGCCCATACCGGCCTACCAGCTCACAAGGTATACCAAGATAAGGATGGAAATTGCAGACCACTTTATCGTAGAGGAATGGATGAAACTTACGAAGGAGCCGTTTTCAATAACTCTAAAATCTTCGGGTGATCTATGAAAATGATTAGGTTAGCCGAACTGTTAGCGTACAAATACAAGGTCGCCGCTAAGCCTGAAGAGATTGAAGGCGATGTTCGCCGTTCTATTACCCAGTTATGGGAAATTGCTAATAAAAGATTTAATATCCTCCGTTCCTGTGCCGAATCAGGAGTGGCCGGCGCCAACACGCCTGATGAAAAGTTAGCCGAAGCAGGTTACAACTTTACTAAATCTTTGCTTAATACGATTGACGTTCTTAAAGTAAATCAAGCTACTGTTGATTTAAAGACTCTAAGAACTAAGTTTCGTGAAATGAAAGCACTTATCGATAGCCAAATGAAGGCTGATGATAGAGGAAAGCAAGATTTTCCATCTGTTTCTATGTTGGTTTACTTTTTAGTCCCAGCAGCTAAGAAACATGACGAAAGACAAAAGGGTGGACAATACGCCAAGGATAGAACTGGTTTAATTAATCTTTACAGTGTTATTTCTGATGGACTCTTTAATCTAAATAAATTAAAGATGATGGAATCTGGAAAATCAGAAGAAGCCATTGAAGATGCTGAGAATGAGTACAGAACTTACGACAGACCAAGGTTGAAGCCACGTAGGGCCCCGTTGTCTGAATATGATATTACTCCATTTATTAGACAATATGGTTTGGAGTTTGGTATTCAATCAAATGATGACTGGAGAATTGCTTTTGAAAATGACCCTCCATTTAAGGAACAGATTCATACCGTTATTAACGCCTTAAAGAGAGGTCATTCTCCTAGGGATGAAGCTTCAGTCAAAATGCAGCTTGCACAAATTTTTAAAGAACATGCCGAACGAATGGCCACTAATGCTCCTTTATTTGAAGCACCCGAAGAGCAGGCTCAGCAACAGCTAAACCAACTTCCTCCTGAGGAAGAATGGAGCAAGCAGATGCATGAGAGAAAGAAGCAAAAACAAGAAGGTGTTGATGAGGGAGAGGAGTAAACGATGAGAATTTCTGAAATGTTAAGCGCAATCGCTTCCTGGTTGGAAAGCCCAAACAATGAAGCCGTCCTGCTAGCCGAATACCACGAGGGTAGCATGAAGGTTGTAGCTGAATCTTGTGTTCTAGCTGCCGCTCTATTAAAGAACGCTGCTGAACAAGTCAGCGAAATGGAACCACCTGAAGAGTCCAAAATTACCCCACAAGCCATTGAAGAAATTGCTGCCCTAGCTGCGGCCTTTGATGCCTCTGGTGACCCAGCTCTAAAAAAGCAAGCTTCCGTTCTAGATGAGTTACTTCTATCTATTGCTGCCCCTCCAGTTGAAGGTCGCAAGGATTTGTTAGACGCTAGAACCGAAGAGTTAAAGAAGAAGTACGAGAATCCTCGTAAAGAGCTTCACGATACCAATAAGATTGGCGAATCAGAAAAAGCAATTGATAAGAGCCAAATGACCAAGCAGTACGATATTTTAGAGGCTCCTTTGAGCACTAGATACTGTCCAGATCATCCAGGCGTCCAGATTGCGCGCGTAGGCGAGCACATGTGGCAATGCGAATTAGATAAGAAGTCTTACAACTTTGAAACCGGTTTTGAATTAAATAACGGAGCTAAGGTTCCTGGTGGTGATGTTGCTCAACAGACTCAAGGGCTTAATGTTCCTTATCATGCCATCTTTGATACCCGTGAAGGCAGATTAGGATATAATAAGCCATGAAGGAATTAAATGAGCAAACTAACTTACAAGAAAATTCTGGAGCATCCAGATAAAGACGAAATTATCTCTAAGTTGGTAATTGGTAGCTCACCAACCGATATCCATGATTGGTTAAAAGCAAAGTACACAAACGTTAGCGAAGCTAAATTTGTTTTATCAGAAAAACTGATTAAGTCATTCCAAAATACTTATTTGGATTTTTATAATGATGTAATGCAAGACCTTTCAAAAGTAAAGGGAGCTATTACTACCAATTCAACCGATCAATTAGATTTGGCTGTTAAGAGTAATCCATCGTATAAAGATGCTTTAGTAAAGATTGCCAATAACGAATTAGATATTGATACCATTATGGCTAAGATGGCCATCAATGTTGAGGCTCGTGTTGCCCAAATTTATGATATTGTGCAGGATAATCCAAACGATATTAATACCAAGGTTGAGCGTGTATTGATTGAATACATTGATGCTTTGGGTAATTTATTGGATAAGTATCATAAATGGAAGGAAGGGCGCACTCCTGACCAAATTATTCAACATAACGTGACTTTGCAGGTCGTAGATCAGCATATTTCTGTATTTCATGATGTAATCAAAGAAGTTTTGTCTCAGATGGATTTAGAGACTTCTATGTACTTTTTGGAAGTTTTTAATGAAAAAATGTCCAAATTGAAGCCTCCAACCCCTGAAACAGCACCTTCACAAGAAATGAAGCTTGCTGAAGCAAAACTCCTTAACGAAACCATCAACAAGAAAATCAACGAGTTATGAGTTCCATCAATCGCTTTTCAAAACTACAGGATCCGCCAAAACCAGATTTGGCCAAGCGCCCTTATTCTGATAAAGAATTAGAGGTGACGGAGGAGATGCAGCCTAAACTTGAAAAGTTAATGGAATTTTTTGATCAATATGGTATTGATTATGGAAAGTTTGATCCTGAATCAATTCCACGATTGGATTTTAGCAAAAGAAAGGCTTATCCAAACACAGAGGTGTACATGCACGTCCCTGGACAGCATGACACCCAGAAGTGGTTACAGGCCATCAGTGATATCTACCGTAAAGAAAAGTCTGGCGAAAACAGAGTAACAGCTATTCGCAGAGTAACTTCTGGTTGGAATGTCATGGAAACTTTTGATTTTCTTAACTGGGTTAAATTCTATGAGGCGGGAGATCATATGAAGTATAAATTTGCACAACTATGGTTCGAGGAGTCTGGTCCAAAAAAGTGGTACCAAAATCCAGAACTTCCAGGATATGCCCTACCTATCGATGCAGATAAGTCGCCTGCTCCTGCCCCTGAAGTTTCCGGAGCAGATATCGATTTTGCCAAGAGCCGCGCTACTGATGAGTCTGAAAGAAGAGACATCATTGAGAAGCAAAGAAACAAAATTATTGGTCGTTTAGACTCTGCCGAAAAATTGCTTCGTTCTAAAGACGGCCACTTATTCGCAGGAAAAGAATTTGAAAGTCTATTAGAATCTATTTATCAACTTAAGAAGAAAATTCAAATGGTAAATAAGATTAGCTCTTCTACTAGATTGTATGAAGATATGATTATCCGTCAGGCTAATGTTTTAATCAAACAAGGTTTTACTAAAGCTGCTGGCGTTCTATATTCTGTAGCCCAAGCTCCAACTCCAACGCCACCACCAGACCCAACCGGGGCTGGAAATCCAGGCGTCCCATCAGGCGGTGCTGGTACCCCAGCTCAACCAGATGGAAATGTCACCATGCCTCAGAGCGAGAAGAGTGCGCCACCTGGAATTGAAAAATTCCTAAAGGGATTGGAAAAGGTAAACTTCTCTCCAAGCGATGATAGCAAGGTAGAAGATGATTTAGAAGTTGAAGATTCTCTTGAGGTTAACGAAGCGGATGATGAGTTACTAGTTACAGAGGCTCAGGCTGCTGAACCAATGACGACTACTCCTGCACCAGCTCCATTAAATCCAGCACCAGTGGCTCCACCTGCCGCTGAAGAGCCCGCCGCTCCAGAGGTTGCAGAAGAGCCTATTGAAGTAACAGAAGATGAAATTGCTGCCCCTACCGCTCCACCAGAAGGTGAAAAGACGGATACGGGTGGTGGCGACTTTAATGCTAAGATGGACTCTATGATGGCTAATGTTTCCATCTCCGATATCGTAGCTGAGTTAGAAGACTTGGCTAAGGTATTTAAAGTTAGAGAAATTCCTAGAAGACTAGCTCTTGTAGATATGATGTTAGACAGCAAGGGATTAGCATCTTATTTCCCATCTCTTTCTGAAGCTCAAAACAAAGCTCTAGAATCCAACAACTATATCTCTAGCCGTGTAGAAGATATTCTTTCAAAACTACGTGGTGCTCTATCCACTAAGGACGTTGATCTTAAGGGCGGTAACGTACCCGAGAGTCCAGAAGTAGCTGGTATTAAAAACAAGCTACAATCTGATGAAGAAAAAGAAAAGGCTCGTAAGCAGATGAGGAAAGATCAGGAAGCTGCTGAATTAGCCGGTAATGCTAAAGAGACGCCAGAAGTTGAAATTGAAGAAGACTTAGGTGCCCCAGCCGCACCTCCACCAGTAGCGGCCCCTCCGAAAGCTCCACCACCTCCAGCCTAAACAAATGAATGAAACTTCGAGAACTTCTCCAACAAATGCAGGATACCCAAAAGAAAATAGGCTCATCTGAAGCCTATATCTGCGGTGGTACGCCTAGAGATCGCTATCTCAAGCACTTGGAGAATATTTCGGATTTAGACATTACAACTGGTGACAAGACAGTTGGATATTTATCTTCAGAATTCGGCACTATTTTAGGCAGAAAATACAATGTAACTAGAAGAGATCATGATGATGGTCATAGTTCCATTTACATTGGTTCATTTAAAATGGATTTTTCTTCCAATTTTAATGTACCAAATATTGATGCCATTCTTGCTAAGCAAGGAATTGCTCGCCCAACTGAGATGCAAAAAGAGATGTTTAGCAGGGATTTTACCTGTAACGCTCTACTATTGTCTTTAGATCTTAAAAATCTAATAGATCCAACTCACAAAGGCTTTCAAGATATTAAGGAAAGAAAAATCAAAACTTGTTTGTCTCCAGAAATTACTTTAACTTCTAACAAGAATAGAGTAATTAGAGCTATTTATTTAGCTTCCAAATTAGATTTTGATATTGATCAAAGTATCATTGATTACGTTACTAGAAATCCATCTTCAGTTAAAATTGCTAGTGAAAAAGCAATGACTGAAAAATTGAATGAAGCATTTAATCGTGATGCTGATAAGGCCGCTTTCTATATTAGCAAAATGAATTTATGGGAAGAGATTCCAATTACCGAAGTAGTTCAACCATACTATATGAAAGCTAAGGGGATGCCAAAGCAGGCTTATTTCCAAGGCGGGGGTGGTGTTAATGAACCGGCTCCTAAAAAGAAAAAATACAAGTCTGACCCAGCCATTGTCAATCAAACGCGCTTCAAGGAACCCTTCTATCGTAATTACGACCTTTACGACATCCCTGGATTCGAGCACATCGGCCCCGGAGCCGGTTGGCACTCCATGGAAAAGTATAAAAGCGTCTCTGAATTTCTAAAGGCCAAGCGCAAGAAGATGAAGGACAAGTACAAGGCTGATGATTCCTGGATTGAGGACAGTGGGGAAATTACCAAGAAAAATCCTCAAATCAAAGCACGTGCCGAATTAATTTCGCAAATTATGAAAACTGCTATTGATTTTCCAATAGATGATGAAATTGAGACCCTTCCTCCTGAGCATGACGACGCTTCTTTTCAGAGGCTTTTTATGCTTGGACCTGAGGGTGAACCGGGCGATATGAGCACTTTCCCTGGATTCCCAAATCTAGGAGATAACTCCAGTTTTATGCACGCCACCGAAATTGGTGGAGGCGAGCCTCCCCTATTCTACCCTGACTTTGAGGGTAAACCACCAACTACCTTAAATTATGGCCGCGACTATGAGGAAGATGGTGATTCGGTAGATGAAGAATTATTAAGTCAAATAATGGATAAATACTTATCTCATGAACAAGATTCAGATTTGTACGGCTTGCCAGATGGGTTTAACCATTCGGAAGAAGAAGATACCATAATTGATGAAATGAATCCAGATTATGGAATTTTGGGACCGGAAAGTCTCATCTATGAAGATAAATGGAATATTTAAAACTGCGGATATTACTACATATAAATGCATACATGTGTGAAAAAGCACTCTAGAGGTACCTAAATGTCATTACAGTCAACAGCACAAGAACTAATAGTTGTCGACCCTTCTATGGGCGCCCCAATGGGTGGTGGCGGAATGGAATTGGTCCCCTTGGAAGTAGTTGATTCGCCAGAAGAACATGGCGGTCATCACCACCACGAAGAAGACTTTTCTCCAGTAGAAGTTACCGATCACCCAGTAGAATTAGAAATTGTAATGGATCTTCCAGGCGCTCCTCCAGGAACCGAAGACCCAGAGCCTGTTCTTGAAGTATCTGAACCTGAAGAAGACAAAAGCAAGGCCATGGATGAAGATCCAGCTAAGGCCGCTAAGAATGAAAAATGGGATTGGTCCAAGCGTGGTCCAACCGGATTTATTGCATGGGTTAAAGAGCGTTGTGATGACGTTCCAAAGCACTCTGGTTATGACACCGCAGGACTTGAGAGAGCAGTTGCTTATCTTGAAAGATTAGACAACGAAGTTTCCAAGGCCATGAGAAATGACATCGATGGTGAGTTAGATGCCAATCAAATTGAAAAAGTTCGTTCCATCATTGATAACGGTATTGAGCGCTTGCATGACCGTCTTGATAAAGTTAAGAGCAGCAAGAAAAAGAGCCGCAAGAAGAAGGCAGAATTCTCTGAAGGACTAGTTAAAGAAGCTCAGAAGATTACTGGTGTTCAAGGTGTGTTCGTTACTGTTCCTCTTTTGATTTCCAGAGTTGCCAGAGTCTGTATTAACGGCATGGTTTCTGGCGGACATGATATCGAAGATTTGTACGCAAGACAAGTTAAGTTCTATAAACTAAATGATCGTGAACAAGCTGAAGTTATGCAACTATTAGCTGACATGGGCTATGCTGTCAAGCAAGACAGAGGATTCATGCCAGACCAAGACGTAGATGTAGCTTCTAGCGACAATATGGATTGGGCAGCAAACTACAAGGGATAACATGTCTAAATACATCAGACACCAGCCTGTGATTGCAAGACAGGCCGACGAACCAATTGGAGAAGATCACTGGCTCAAGCAGTTTCAAAAGAACTTGCAAAAGGGAGCGGTCCAACCAAGACAACAGGCGTCCTTGTTTGATCAGATTAACTCCATCATGAATGGTAAATCTAAATTTACTTCTGTTGATGCAGCCGTTCAAGACATGAAAGAAAGAAGCGGGTTAACCGCTTACTTAGATAAAGTTAGCGGATCTTCTGATGTAAAAGCTCCAGCTAAAAAAGTAGCTTCTGCTGATGAGCAACAGGTCATTGATAAGAAAATAGAAATGACTCCAGTTGTAATGAAGAAGTGCCCTCCAATTGCTAAGACTTTGGAGAATTATATTAGGGATACCAAGGGCAATCTACCGGTTCCAGCCATCATTGAAAAGATTAGATCGATTCATCAATCCGACGTTTCTGATGCCAAGGATTGGGATGATGAAAAATTGATTCGTTTAGTTAGTAAACTTAATCTAAAAGCTAAAGTAGATAATCCAAATAGCTATGATCAGAATACCAATCTAGGTACACGCGATACTGGAGCAGATTCTGAAATCGATCCTTCCAATACCGATGCGTTTTATGCTCTGACTCCCGTTAAACAATAAGGGGATTCTGTGCCCGCTAGCAGTAATGATAAAGACCTATTTAACAAATTAAAGAAAGATTTACTGAATCTTGATCCAGTTTATTTTTGCGAAACGTATTTAACACTTGATGGAAAGCCATTTAGGTTAAGAGGCAATGGGTATAAACCTTTCGCCGACATTTACAGATATATTGGTATTAAAGCTCTAGAACCAACTTCTAAGCCGCTCATTATCGTTAAAGGCCGTCAGGTCGGCGCCACTACCATGGCCAGCGCCCTTGAAATGTATTTCATGGGCTGCGGATTATTTGGAACAAGTGAAAAGCCACCAATTAGAATCATTCATGCCTTTCCTCAATTGGAATTGGCTGCTGCTTATTCTAAGACCAAGTTAAACCAAATCATCTCATCATCAGTTCAGATGGGACAAGAGACGGATAAAAAGACTGCCGCTAAACCAAAGTCTTACATGCAGACTTTGCTTGATCAATCAACCGCAACCAATGACTCCTTGCACTTTAAACAGTTCCAAGGTGGAAACCATTTATGGGTTGAGTCAACTGGTTTAGACGCTGACAGAATCATGGGTCGTACTGCTGATATTCTTTTCTTTGACGAAGTTCAGAAGACCACCGGTCAAGCCATTGGAAACGCATTAAAGATTCTAACCACTGCCAAGTATGGTAGACCATCCAAGGGAGTACAAGTTTATTTTGGAACTCCAAGACGCAAGGGATCTGACTTTCACAAGATGTGGCAGACTTCTTCCCAACAATACTACTATCTTGGTTGTGAGGGTTGTGATAAACATTTCCCACTTTATACTCCAGGATCAGATGATTGGAAGAAGATTTGGATTCACGGATTCATTGTCAAGTGCCCTCACTGCGGACACGAACAAAACAAACTAGAGGCCGCCGAACGTGGCAAGTGGGTCGCTCTTAAAGATCCAGATGATGAAGATTGCCAGATGGTTGGTTTTCATATTAATCAGCTTTACATGCCAATGTTTACCAGAGAGGACATTGATAATGAAATGCCTGGTAAACATCCAATCAACACCGAGCGTGTATTCATGAACGAAGTCTTGGGAGAATTTTTCCAAGGTGATTCTAGCCCTATTACTCCAGAAGAAATTAAAGAATTTTGCAGAGACGACAGGAAGTTTGCGGCCCGTATTGTTCCAGTAAGAAATAGTATTAATCCGCAAATAGTGGTACTAGGAATCGACTATGGTGCTAGGGCAGACTTAGAGCAATTAGCGAACCCGGATAAGATACGAGCGGCAGGACAGTCTTATAGTACGGCCGTAGTCTTATCTGCCAAAGGACCAAATTTATTAAATATTGAGTTTGCTACCAAGTTCAAAAGAAATGACATGGAAAGCAAAAAGGGTCTTATTGATCAAATAATGCGACAATACAGTGTTCAATTAGCAATTGGA